GTTTCCCAGTCACGATCGAGGATTTACAGAAGATGAGATTAAAATATATGAAGAAGTAATGTCAAGAACAAAAGGTACTATAACTGGACAAGATCAAGCTACACTAATTACTATATATAATAAAGTATTTAGTGCAACTAAAAAACCTTCTAATTGTGGTTCTTGCGTTAAAGCTACTTTAAATAAATTAAAACAAGTTTACGATAAAAGTTGTAAAATATGAAAGAACAAATATTTAGATTTTGTCTTAGTTGTACAATGGAAACATTAATAAAAAAAGGTAGATGCCATTGTTGTAATGGTCAATTTATATTATCTAGTCCTAATGATGATTTACACAAACGCCCAAAATATGCAAAATCACACGAAAGTATATTATAACTTTTTTGAGTTAATAGAATCAGACTTTGTTGCTTGTTCTAATTGTGGTGCTTGTGCAGTAGACATACACCATATTGAAAGAAGAAATAAAACTAAGAACGATTTTATAGAAAATTTAGTAGCTTTATGTCGTGATTGTCATAGTAAATGCGACAACCCTATTTTTAATCAGACTATTAGGATTAAACATTTAATTGATATAATACAAAAGATTGAAAAAAATATAGATTTTGAACGCCAATATAATGAAGTCATTACTTGAAAAGCAGATATTAAAATCAGTAATAACTGAATATTTAGATGAAATAGAATTAGGTAATATTAGTGAAGAAACATTTATAGACTTTATAATAGATTATACAGAACAAATAGCTAACGAAAAAGCAATAGAATTATTAAACGAATTAACAGCTAAACCAAATGAAGATAGAACAAATTAAAGCAAGTAAATTAAAACCTGCTACATACAACCCTAGACAGATTAGCACCAAGCAATTTAAAGACTTGTCTAAATCAATAGCTACATTTGGCTTAGTAGACCCTATTATAGTTAATAAAGACTTTACTGTAATTGGTGGACACCAACGATTAAAAGTGCTTAATGAGATGCAGACAGACACAATACCCTGCGTAGTGTTAGACTTATCTAAAGAAAAAGAAAGAGAATTAAATGTAAGGCTTAATAAAAATACTGGAGATTTTGATATGGATATTTTAGCAAACGAATTTGATATAGACGAATTAGTAGACTGGGGTTTTAAGCATATAGATTTAGGATTAAATGTAGATAAAATAGAAGAAGATTTATCTGATAAATTAGATTTACAATTTAAATTAGAAGTAGAATTAATTTCTGAAAAAGAACAAGAAGCGTTATATAATGATTTAACTAAAAAAGGATACAAATGCCGAATTTTAACATTATAAAAGAAGTAAAACCTAAAAAAAGTTTTAGAGTTAGTGCAGTTATGGGTAAATTTGATTTACATACTGAACATATTAAAGAACAATTTACTGGTAAAATAAATTTAGATAATAAATGGCAAATAGGTGTAATTATAGGAAGTAGTGGTAGTGGAAAAACAACTATAGCAAAAGAGTTATTTCCTGATAGTTATATAACAGATTTTAATTATAATGCTGAAACTATTTTAGATGATATGCCTAAAGATAAAAGTTTAGATGAAATTACTAAAACATTTAATAGTGTTGGTTTTTCTTCTCCACCAAGTTGGTTAAAACCTTATTCAGTATTGTCTAATGGACAGAAAATGAGAGTAGATTTAGCTAATGGATTAATGCAAAATAAAGATTTAATGGTATTTGATGAATTTACAAGCGTAGTAGATAGAAATGTAGCACAGATTGGAAGTTATGCAGTTCAAAAGGCAATAAGAAAAACTAAAAGAAAATTCATAGCCGTCAGTTGTCACAATGATATAGTGGATTGGCTTTTGCCAGACTGGATATTCAATACTGATTCTATGACCTTTCAAAAACTTGAAGGGCAAAAAAAAATAGACCAAAAATTAAATTTGAAATATTCAATACAAGAGATAAAACAATATGGAGAATGTTTGCTAAACACCATTATTTAAGTCACACACACAATAACGCTGCAAATGTTTATGTTGCATTTGTTAATGAACAGTTAGCAGGTTATGTAAGTATATTACACTTTCCTCACGCAATAGTTAAAAATATAAAAAGAGTACATAGACTTGTAGTTATGCCTGATTTTCAAGGTATTGGAATTGGTGTTAGATTATTGGAATATATAGGTAGGAAATATATTAATAATAATTTTAGATATAGAATTACAACATCAGCACCAAGTTTAATTAATTACTTTAAAAATAATGTTAATTGGTTTTGTTCAAGTTATGGTAGAAAAAAGAATCATAGTGGAACATTAAAAGCAGAAAAGTTTGGCAGTGAAAATAGATTAACTACAAGTTGGGAATATAAATTATAATAGATAAAATAATACAAATGGCACAGAATAAAAAAGAGAAACTATTAGAAGCATTAAAAGAAACGCAAGGATTAATATATCACGCTTGTAAGAAAGCAGGTAATATAAGCAGAAGTACCTATTATCGTTATATGCGAGATGATAAAGAATTTGCAGAAGCAGTAGAAGAAATTAAAGAAAGTCAAATAGATTATGTAGAAGGTCAATTAATTAAGAATATTTCTAAGGGCAAAGAAACAAGTATAATATTCTATTTAAAGTCAAAAGCTAAAAAGCGTGGATATACTGAGAAATCAGAATTAGATGTAACTACTAATGGTAAAGCAATAACCGACATTAAAATTGAAGTAATTGACACTGGCAAGGATTAGAACCACAAACGTCTTTAACAAGGCTTATGCATCTACTGATAGAATTACTTGCTTACAAGGGGGTACACGTAGTTCTAAGACGTATTCGCTTTGCCAATTGTTTATAATAAAAGCATTACAAGAAACAGGCAAAGTATTTACAATATGCAGAAAGACATTACCTGCTTTAAAGGCTACAGCATATAGAGATATAATTAATATATTAAAAGAACTTGAAATATATAGCGAAGAATATCACAACAAATCAGAATTGTCTTATAGTCTAAATGGTAATTTAATTGAATTTATAAGCGTAGACCAACCAGTCAAAATACGTGGACGTAAACGTAATTATTTATGGTGTAATGAAGCTAATGAATTTAACTATGAAGATTGGCAACAATTAATACTTAGAACAACAGAACAAATATATTTAGATTATAATCCATCTGATCCTTATTCTTGGATATACGAAAAAGTAATAACTAGAGATGACTGCACATTTATCAAATCAACGTATTTGGCTAACCCTTTTTTAGATGATGATACAATAGCTGAGATTGAAAGACTAAAAGAATTAGACCCTGACTATTGGCGAGTATATGGACTTGGTGAAATAGGTTCAATGTCTACACAGATATTCAGGCAGTTTAATTTAGTAGATGATGTACAAGGTAGATTAATTGGCTATGGCTTAGATTTTGGCTTTACTAATAGCCCTAGTGCATTATGTGCAGTTTATCAATTAGACGATAGTTTATACATTAAAGAGATGCTATACGAAAAGAGATTGACTAATACTGACTTAGCTAATAAGATGCGAGAATTAGGAGTAAGCAGACAAGCAGAAATAGTAGGAGATTCAGCAGAGCCAAAAACAATAGAAGAAATATACAGACAAGGCTTTAATATAAAACCTGCTAAGAAAGGCGCAGGAATACACTTAGGGATTGATATAATGCGAAGATATAAGCTAAACATAACAAAGGATAGTACAAACGCTATTAAAGAATTTAGAACGTATAAATGGGCAACAGACAAAAATGGTGATGTGCTTAATACACCAGTTAAAATAAACGACCATTTAATTGATGCAGTCCGTTATCTATGCTTAAACAAATTAGCCATTAATCATAGTGGCAAATATTATATTTTATAACCAAAAAACAATAATTAACAATTTATATTTATTAATAATGGAGCAGGTAAAATTAATTATCCCAAATAAGTGGAGTGATATTACAATAGAAACATATCAAAAGTATGTAGATATTCAAGAAGGTAAAGGAAGCGAAAAAAACAAGGTTATAAAGAGTTTAGCGTTGTTATGTGGTACTACTACTGCAATAGTAAAGAAAATGCTTTACAGCGACTTATTAGACATAATGAACATAATAAAAGATATGTTAGATAACGAACCAGACAAAGAAGATTTTAAAAAGATGTTTTTATTTAAAGAACAAGAGTATGGTTTTGTCCCTAATTTGTCTAAAATAAGTACAGGAGAATATATAGATTTAGAAACATACACAAAAGAACCAGTTAAAAATCTGCATAATATAATGAGCATATTATACAGACCAGTAATTAATAAAGTGAATGAACGCTATGCTATTGAGAATTACAACCCTGACGAATTTAAAGAAGAACTATTTAAAGATTGTCCAATGGATATAGCGTTAAGTTCGCTAGGTTTTTTTTTGACTTTAGGCGAAGTATTAGTCAGGACTTCGCGCAATTATTTGAAAGTTCATCAAGCGACACAACAAAAGGTGTGAGTATGCAAAGTAAATGGGGTTGGTATAATTCCCTGTATTCTTTATCTAATTCTATTTTAGATATTGAAAAAATAACAAGAATACCAATTAGAGAGGTATTAACATATCTGGCTTTTAGTCAAGATTATAATAATAAAAAAAGGAATAATTATGATAACGTTTAGAAATGTAGTAGGGTTTTTTGAAACAATAGCCGAAAAGCATTTACAAATAAATAGCTTTCATTCTGGTTTTATGGATGAAGTTGACATTAATAAACTTGGTGCTACTGATTATGTTATACTATACGCTGAGCCTGGAAATGCTTCTATTGATACAGGGGTTTTAACATATACTTTTACTATCTATGTTTTAGATATGATTAATGACGCTATAGGTGATGCACCTAATAAAGAACGCTTAGGTAGAGTTGATACATTTAGCGAAAATCTAAGCATATTACAAGATGTTATTAATGAGTTTAAACAATCAGTAGTTACTACTAGTTGGGTTGATAGTGAAGTTATATTACAAACACCAATTAATGCAGAGCCATTTACAGCACGTTTTAATAATCTTTTGACTGGTTGGAGTGCTTCTATTAGTTTAGAGGTTAAGAACGCTAACAACCTTTGTATTGTACCAATAACACCTAATTCATAATGGAGTTTAGAAACACCATACAAGCTATGCAGAAACTTGGTACTAATGTAGTTACCGAAGCACGAAGCAATTTACAAAAGCTAAAAAAAGAAACAAGAGCCAATACTCTATATAACGATATGAATTATGTTGTAACTGCAGATAAAAGTGGTGTAGAATTAGAATGGCGCTTTGGTGGTGCTTCTGATTATTGGGACTTTGTAAATGAGGGTGTAAAAGGTTCAGGGGGTTTTAAAGGTAGTGGAAAGATGCGAGGACAAGGAAGTCCTTTTAGCTTTAAGAAGAAGAATATAAAAAAGGGTGTAGTGTTAGGGTGGATTAAAAATAAACCCTTAAAACTAAGAAACGCTAAAGGACAATTTAAAGAAAAGACAAAAGCTAATTTAAAAACTGCAGCCTTTTTAATTGGTAGAGCAATAGCACAAAGAGGATTAACAAGAACATTATTCTTTGATAAAGCATACAATAAAGAAATAGAAAAGGCACAGGAAAAAATAGGCGAAGCATTTGCCGAAGATCTTGAAGCTAAATTAGAAATATTATTAAAATAAAAATATGGCAAATTTAGAATTTATACAAAAACCAGTAGATAATGCAAGTAAAGTTCCTGCAATAACAAACTGGACTCCGATAATAGGGTTTATGCTATACAATCAAAATGATATATCTTCACCTCAATTGTTTTATTATCAATTAGTTTTATCAGTACAAGTTAATGATGTTTCAGGCATCTTCTTAGCTAAAATAAGACAAAGAAGAAATGGATATAGTTCAGATGTTCAAAATAATAAAGCAAGAGCATTTTTTGATGTTAGAGAGATTATTAATACACAATTAGTAGATACTATCGTAGACCAAAATGACACTACAATCCCTTTTAAGCCAATACATACATTAGGTGCTAATGAAGATGCAACTAAGGTATTTAGTGTTAATGGGGATAAGAATTTTGATTTAACACAAATAGGTGTTTTTTATTTCAAAGGCTATGAGAATTATTCTACTGCAGCAAATGTTTCACCTGCTGATGTAACAACAAATTCTGTTGCTTATACATCAAGGTTCTTAAAAGCATCTTTACCTTTATTTACTCCAAGAAGTACAAGTGTAGCTGCTGAGTTCATACAATCAGATGCTTTTAATGTATTTAATATGAATAGCGTTACAGATAGGTTTTTAAGTGACATAGGAAAAAATATAAACCCAACATCTGGTAGATTAGAATATATAAACTATGTCCAAGATACTGATTATCATACTTTAGCATTCTTAAATGATACAACATACTATGCAAGTGAAGCTCATAATTTTAAAATTTTTTATTACGATTCTGATAATTCTCAAATAGGAAGTTCGCAGACAATAGCAAACAGTTCTACTAATGGTGGTTTAGCTCCTAATGGAATAATAACACCTGCTTTATCATTATTATACTTTGGTTGTGGTCCTGCTAATTTAGAAGCATCTGATGTAACGCCAAATGGAGGAAGTTCAGGAGATGCAAGACCTTCTAACTTTCTTAATTGGCAATTTTATACAGTACAGGCTTTTGATATTGCAAGTTCTGCTGCTAAAAGTGAAGCATATACATTTTATAAACAGAGTGCAAGTTGTAAGGGTTTTAAAATTAGAAGATTAGCGTGGACAAATAGCGCAGGGGGTTATGACTATTGGAATTTTAATATGAAGTCTACACAGACATTAAGTGTTGAAAGAAACAATTACAATAGTTTAGTAGGTATTTATAACAAATCAGTATGGCGATATAATGACACAGATAGAGGTAAGACAACAAGACAGACTACTGCATCATTAAAAGAAACTTTAAACACAGATTGGTTAAGTGAAAATGAAGCCACCTTAATGGAAAGTTTATTAATGTCTACAAATGTTTATATTATAGAAAATAGCGATACAGAATTTACGCAAGGTGTTATGGTTACTGATTCAAGTATTATTAAAAAGACTATAGCTAACGATAAGCTAATTCAATACACTATAAATATAGAATACGCAAACCCAGTTAATACTAATTCATAATGGATATAAGATTAGTCGCATATAGAAAAGCAAGAAGTTCATCAACTTCTGAAACTGCTTACAATCTTGATCTTCAAGAAACACCAAGCATATCATTAAATTTTCAATTTGCTGATGTAAAAGAACCTGAAAAAAGGAAGGGCAATTATTCACAAACTTTTAAATTACCTTTTACTGATAATAATAATAATTTCTTTCAAAATTGGTTTAATGTAAATTTAGAAACTTTAGTCTATAGCACAAGAACAAAATTTGATGCTATTTTATATGTCGGTTCTGTACCTCAATTTGAAGGTTCTATACAATTAAAATCTGTATATCATAAAGCACAAGTATATGAGATTGTATTAATGTCTAATACCTCTGACCTATTTAGTGTAATAGGAAACAATAAACTTAAAGATGTTTTTTTAAATGAGAATGGTAGTTATAGTGAAGAATTAAATCATCAATATATTTACGAAAATATGGTACTTTCTTGGGATGGTACAGCTACAACATTTGTTAATACAGCAGGAACAAGTTTACAAGATTCTGATTCGGAAGTTCAGAAGGTAATGTATCCTTTAAGCGTTACTAAGCCTAAATTCTACTACACACCGAATACTAATCAGTATTTAAATATGAGCAATCCTTCTGCTTATGAGCCTGACTTAATGTTACAATATAGCGTAGATATTACACAATTTAGACCTTCTATACAAATAAAAGAATTATTTAAATTAATTATAGCAAGAGCAGGTTTTAGCTATACATCTACTTTTATAGATGGTAATTATTTTGGCAATTTATTTATGACTACTTGTAATCATATACCCCAACCAGTAACCCCAACGACAAGCTCAGGGGGTGAAATAACTGGAGTTGCTACAGTAGGGGATATTAATTATGGTTTTTATAATCATATAATAGCTGCAGGTACAGTATTACCTTGTTCTTATTCTAATGGTTTTAACACTAATTTTTCTGTAATTCCTGCAAATCAAACTACACCAATTTTAGGTTCTTTAAATACAACACCAGTAGATGAGTTGAATGTGTTTAATTCTTCTGAAAATTATTTTACAAGATTAGATATTAATATGACTGATATAAATGTTGCTTTTGCAGTATCAGGAGTTAATGTAGAAAGTTGTAATACTTCTAATAATATTTGTACTATTCAAATAAAAATATATGAATACAATACAATAAATAATAGTATAGTTTGGGACACTCAATATTCTCAAGCTCAAACAAGTTTACCAATAAGTGCAACCGGAGTTATAAGTGGTATTGTAGATGTTAGTTTACCACTAGATTCTATTCCTTTAAATAAGGAAGTAGTAGTTGTAACTAAAGCATCAGGTATAAAAAAACTAGATACTGCTAACGAATTTCAAATAACATTTGGAACAGATAATACTATATCAGGTTTTGGGGGTTGCCATACTAGGATGCAAATTAATTGGGTAGGTTATGGCACAAATATCTATTTTAAGACAGTTAATATACCAAGTTGTATTAATCCTTCACTAACACAGAAAGACTTCTTAAAAGACTTAATAGAACGATTTAACTTAATTATATTATCAGACCCAGACAATGCAAATAATCTACTTATAGAACCTTATAATGATTATCTATCGCAAGGAGCTATAAAACATTGGACAGATAAGCTAGATACATCAAAGGAAATAATAGTCAAAGATACTACAACAATGCAAAAGAAGTCTATCATATTGAGTGACTTAGAAGATGTTGATATGTGGAATAAGACTATTAAAGAAACAATGCCAACATATAATGTATATGGTAAAATTGAAGTCTTAGAAACAGGTAACGATTTTGCTAATGGAGAATTAAAAAATAAATCTATATTTTCTCCTTATATAAATGAAAGGATATTTAGAAATGAAGACAGTGCTTTAAGTACCTATCAGACAAATATGGCAGTCCAATATGAATATACTTATAAAGGAGAATCTACGAATACAGAAAATCAATTAGAAGCTACAAACCCAAAGATGTTTTATTATAGTGGTGCAGCTACAACGGTCGTAGGTTCTAGTGGTATAAATAACTATTATCTTCATAAAGGCAATACAGATGGAACAGTAACTGCAGTTGAGTTTACAAGCTATCCATTATGCAGTCCTTTTGAAATAGCTACAACAAGTGGAATAGGAACACTTGCAAACACAACAAGATCTTTATACTGGAATCAAGCACCCCCATTATGTGGTGATTTGACCTGCTTTAATTATAATCAGAATGAAGTAATAAGTTTAAACAGTCTTTACTACGAATATTGGGAATCATATTTAAATACAATCTATAATGAAGAATCAAGAATTATGGAATGCTATTTAAACCTTAATTCTGTAGACATATTTAATTTTAAGTTTAATGATGAGATATTTATAAAAGATACTTATTGGCGAATACTTAATATTAGTAATTATCAAGTAGGTGGACAAGCATCTACAAAAGTAACCTTAATAAAAGCAGGGGAAATATATGGTGGTACTTGTAATGATTGTAATTTTATTCCAGGTAATTTTAATGGTAATAATGCAGTCGGTCCTTTCTTGGTATTCTGTCCTAGTGATAACGCTAATTGTACTCCTGACTTTAGTCCACCTAATTATAGTGCTCTTTATGTAGATATTGCTAGTTGTGAAGCAGCAGGTGGTGAATCTCAGGACCAAGTTCAATTTCAGGCTTCTAATGGCTTGTACCCTTGTATGGCTAACACAGGAAGCCTTCCTATTAACTTAGCTACTATATTCTCTTATAGGTCGTTATTTACAGGCAATGGAACAAAGTCCTTAGTAGCAGGAAAAATTAATGGGTATAATATGCCATTAGTAATAGGTAATGATAATGATAAATATTCACAATCTATTATGCCTTATTATGGTAATGATATTGTAGTTAAGTATAATACTACACCAAAAAGTATAGCACAAATTTATGGCGAAAGTCATAGAATAGTTCTTAGTGGTAATACAACTGGTAATGTTAAATCTTATGCTTTTATTCAGGGCGATGCTAATATGAAGCCATTATTAATACCAAGTAATAGCAATACTATTATCAGAGTAAAAGGAATTTCTACAATAGTAGGGGGTACGAGCTCTACATATTTAGCGGGATCTACTGAAGCATTTGCTTATTATACAGGTTTCGTAAGAGGCACTACATTTGATGTAAAGCAATTAGGCACAGCTAATGGAACACCTGAATTTAATATAAAAGAATCAGGAGTTACAGGTGCTTGTACTTTAGAAATTGATGTCGTAGATGGCTTATTAAGATTCGGTTTAAAAGATATAGAAACAGATACAATAAGAGTATGGCAATTATCTGTTGAAATGGATATTAATTTAGTATCAAATATTAATATACCTCATTCTGAAAATTGGGCATTATATCAAAATGGAGATAATATAGAATTACAAAACGGAGATTATTTAATATGGAATTAAAAAAATATATAGAAAATGCAACTAAGCTAATACCTCATTGTGTTGAACATTTACAATTATTAGAATATAAAGATAAGGAATTAGACTTTGCTTATGGCTTAGAAGAACATCATACGAGTTTTAAGCGATTATTTAAACAAATATATAGAAAGATATGGCGATAGAAAAAACAATTACTCTAAATGCAGATATGAAAGAAGCATTAGAAAGTTTATCTAATGTAGAAAAATCTGTAAAAGATATAGATGAAACTACCAAAAAAACAGAAAAAGGTCAAAGTGCTATGGCTAAAGGTTTTAAGGGTGTAGGCTTAGCTATGAAAGCAGCAGGGTTTGCAATTATTATGAAGATTGTAGATAACCTTACTGATGCCCTAATGAAAAATGAGCAAATAGCAGACACAGTAGAAACTGTATTTAATTCTGTTGGAGTTGTATTTAAACTATTAACTGATACTATTGTTAATGTTTATACTGCAGTTGCAGAATCATCTGATAATTTTGATGCTTTAGGTAGAGTAGCTAAAAATGTAATGGACATTGCTTTAACGCCTTTTAAATTAGCTTTTGATGGAATTAAGCTAGGCGTTCAGTCTTTACAATTAACTTGGGAAAAATCAGTATTTGGTGGTAAAGGAAAAGATGTAGAAAGAATAAATGAATTAACTGCTAATATAGAAAACACTAAACAATCAATCGTAGATACTAAAGACGCTTTAATTCAAAGTGGAAAAAATATTGTAAGTGATTTTACAGAAGCAGTAGGAGAAATAACGAATATAGCTACAGTTGTACAAGATGAATTTAAAAATACTTTTGAGGGGGTAACAGTTAGTTCTATTATTGAACAAGGTAAAGCAATTACTGAAACTAAAAAGAATTACGAATTATTAGCATTACAACAACAAAGATTAATTGAGCAATACGACATAGAAGCTGAAAGTCAAAGAGCAATTAGAGATGATGTAAGCAGAGATATAGCAGAAAGAATAGCAGCCAATGAAAGATTAGGCGAAATATTGAAAGAACAAAATGCAGCAGAACAAGCTGCAGTAGATGCACAGATAGCTTCACTACAACAAAGGATAGAATTAGAGGGTACAAGCGTAGCATTAACTAATGAGATTTTTGCATTAGAAACAGAAAAAGTTGCTATCCAAGCAAAGGTAAAAGGTTTTGAAGCTGAACAATTAACTAATATAAATGGCTTATTACAAGAACAAAGAGATTTAGAACAAGAAGTATTAGATAAACAATTAGAAGATGCTGAGAAATTAACACAAAAAGAAAAAGAAGAAGCTGATAAAAGAAAAACAATAGGCGAAGCAGAAAAACAAGCTAAAATAGCTTTTGCAAATGCAGGGTTTAATGCTATTTCTCAATTAGCAGGAGAGGGAACAAAGGCAGCTAAGGCAGCAGCTATGGCATCTATTTTATTAAATACTGGGGTAGCAGTAGTTGGTGCAATTAAGTCTGCTCAATCTATGCCATTCCCTTTAAATTTAGGTGCTATTGCAACTGGAGTTGGTGCAGTATTATCTGGTATTGCAAGTGCTAAATCTTTATTATCTAAAGTGCCTGGTGGTGGTGGGGGTGATATACCAGAGCCTGATGTTCCTGATGTTTCAGATAGTGGTGCAGGTTTAGATGCAGGTGGTATGGGTGCATTTGAAACCCCAAACTTAGAAGGCATTAATCAACCTACAATTGGTGGGGGTGGATCTACAGTACAAGCTTTTGTAGTAGAAAATGATATTAGCAACGCACAAGCATTACAAGAAGAATTAGATATACAAGCTACATTATAAACAAAAATTAAACATTTATATATATTAGTGTTATGGATAAAAAGAAAAAACTTATAGAATTAATCATAGATGAAACTGCAGAATTATTTGGAGTTGAAGCTATTAGCGTTGTTAAATATCCTGCGATAGAAGAAAATTTTGTATTCTTTAATCAGGACTTTTTAACACTTGCAAAATTAGACGAAGATCAAAGACAATTAGTAGGTGCAGTATTGATACCAGATAAAAAAATCAATAGACTTGATAAAGACAATAATGAAGAATACGACGTATTTTTTACTAAAGAAACTATTAAACAAGCTCAGAAGCTATTTATGTCAAGTCTAAGAAACAATAGCCATACACTTGAACACGATAAAGCAGTAGAGGGTTTAACAGTCGTAGAATCTTGGATTAAAGAAGATGAAAAATACGATAAATCTAATATGTGGGGTTTTGAAAATATGCCTATTGGTACTTGGTTTGTTCAAGTTAGCGCAGAAGGTAATGATGATATATGGGAAAAAATCAAAGCTAAAGAAGTAAGAGGTTTTAGCATAGAGGGGTGGTTCACAGATAAGTTAATAGAAGCATCTAAACAAAAGAAAGATATATTAGATGAAACTTGTGAAGATTGTCCTGATGAATATACACTAGGTAAAATTAAAGATATTATATTAGAGAATGAATTAAACCCAGTAGCTAGTTTAGATGGCGAACCATTATTTAGAACTAAAGAAGAAGCTAATATATACGCTGAAATGTTTAAAGGTTGTACTGGTAGCCATATACACAAAATGGACGGAATAAAATATTATATGCCTTGTATTGACCATTCTACTGCAACACAAGTAGACGAAACATTAGGTAAAGATGGTAAAAGAAAATATAAGAAAAAATACAAAGCATTAGAACAAATAAATTTTGCAAGAAGAAAAGCAATGTTAAAATATTCTTGGGACGAATGTATGCGTGACCAAATGAAAGAATACGGAAACAAAGAAACGGCTGCTAAAGTCTGTGCAGCTATTAAAAATAGGACAGTAAAAAGGTAGAGATATAAACAATTTAAAACAATATATATTTATTAGTGTTATGGGTACAATAGACAAAATCTTAAATTTATTAAAAATGAATAAAATAGAAAAAAGTTATTCTGTAAAATTTTATGCAGAAATGAAATTAGATGATGGTAGAATAATAGCTACCGAAGATGACCAATTTATGATTGGCTCTAAAGTATTCGCAGTAGGTGATGATGGTGAAGCAGATGCTTTAGCAGGTGGTTCTTATACTATGGAGAATGGTAATAGATTACTTGTAAGTGATGATTCTAAAATTGAAGATTTAGGCGAAGAAGCTGAATCAGTAGAAGAAGAAGATAAAGAAGCTAGTGAAGAAACATTAGCAGAAGAATCAGAAGCAGAAGACACAGACTGGGCTAAAACATTTGAAGAAATGAAAGATAGATTAGCAAAACTTGAAGATAAAGTATTTGGCGAAAAAGCAGAAGAAGAAACAGAAGAATTGTCTAAAGAAAAAACAGAAATGTCTACAGATGTTATTAGCGAACTAATGACACAAGTAGAAGAATTAAATAGTAAGATAGTAGAATTATCTAATGAACCTGCTACTGATAGTATTAAATACAATCCTGAGGGAGATAAAAATACAACATCTACTAATTTAAGCAAACTATCGTCTAATGAGAGGGTAGCATATTACATTAATAATCTAAAATAAAAAAAAATGGCGAATAAAATTCAATTATCAAAAAAACGTGAATTTGACATAACTATCACAGGAGATACTTATGCAGGAATACACGCTATGCCTTATGTGACTGCTGCCTTAAGAAGTCCTGACACAGTTGCTAAGGGATATGTAAGAACAATAGATGGTCTAACTAAATCAGCAGTAATTAACAATATTGCTTCTACTAATCCTATTGTAGCAGCTTCTTGTTCATTTAGTGATGGTGAAAATATATCTACTACTGAGCAGGTATTAACACTAACTGACCTAAAAGTAAACGAAGAAATTTGTAGAGGTACTGTATTCCCAACTTGGATGGGACAAGGAATGGACAGAAATGGTAACTTACCACAAGCATTTTCTGATTTCTTATTGCAAGTTGTTGCAGGAAAAGCAGCAGCTCAATTAGAAATAGGTATATGGCAAGGTGGTGCTCCTTTTGGAGTAGGTTTCTTATCTGATGATGGTACACAAGATGAAGCAGGAGCAGATGCAAGTGCTTTAAAAGACTTTACAGAAGTTGACTATGCAACAGCAACTAAGTCTAACATCTTAGGACATATGGAAAAAGTATATGATGCAGTTGCAGCTAACCATTCAGGAATACTAACTAAAGCAGGTGCAGGTTTTTATATGAATAACCAAATGTATGGTTTTTATATTCAAGCATTAGCAACAGCAGGATCTAACCAAGGTCAAGTATCTGGAGCAGGTTTTAACGTAGATGGCGACAATATGACTTTCTTTGGCTTTCCAATATACAGATGTCCAGGAATGTTTAATGATGTTATAGTATTTACTTATCCTGAAAACTTAGTATTTGGTACTAACTTAGCTACTGATTGGACAGAAGCAAGATTAATACCAACTTACGAATATGACGGAAGTGATAACGTAAGAGTTACTATGAATTTTGCTGTCGGCGTACAAGTGGCGGTCGCTACAGACGGGGTATACGGAAGCACAGTTTGGACATAAAAAACACTTTAAATAGGGGGTTGAAATATTACCCCCTTTTTTTTAACTTTTAATAAATAAAATATATGAGTTGTCAATTAACAGCAGCAGTTGGCTTAGACTGCAAAGATCAAATAGGTGGCTTAAAGTCTGTGTTTTTCTGTAACGATTATTATGAAAATATAGAAAATGTAGATACTATAACTGCAGATAGTTTTATAATGACTACAGCAGGTTTTGCAACTTGGCAAGATGCAACTGGTACTACACCTGCAGCAGATGTTGTAAAAGTATTTAGGTATGATTTAAGACCTGATTTATCTAGTATGACTATTAACACAAATGCTAGTAAAACAAATGGCACTACTTTCTTTACACAAACTTTATCATTAACATTACAAAAAATTAATGCAGCAGTATCTTATCAATTAAGACTATTAGCATATAATAGAGTACAAGTATTTGTATTAGATAATAACGATAATTTATTCTTATTAGGATATAATAATGGTTGTGATGTTACAGCAGGTACGACTGTATCTGGAACTGCATACGGAGATCTTTCAGGCTTTACTATAGAAGTAAGTGCAGAAGAAAGAGCACCTTATATAAAAATAGGCGCAACACCACCAGATATTACAGATGCTAAATATCCATTTGATAAATTAGCTGATAGTGCTAGTTTAACAATTACAACAGCATAAGTAATAATAATTTTAATCAATTAAAGGGGGTTTTATACCCCTTTTTTTGTACACTAAAAAACAATTAATTAACTTTTATATTTATAATAAACGCTATGATATACATTGTTCGTAAAGAGTGGAAAAATAAACGAGTTGAAAAATTTAAAAAACCTTTTGAAGATTACACACAAGAAGAAATTAAATCTAAATTACCTTGTTTAATAGATAGATATTGGATAAAAGAAACACCTAAAAAGAAAAATAAAGATGTGGGAATTAAAAACTAAATATAAAGGAAAGGTTCTATTATTTGATTTAACAGAAGATAATATTAAAGTAATGGAAAAATATGCTTTAGAAACATTAGAAAAATATTGCATTAAAATATGATACAAGTTGAATTATCAAGTAACCCTGCAGTTGTAATTACTAATAATTATTATTTTAGATTAACGGATGTATCTACAGGTGAAGTAGCACAAACCTTAAGACCATTAATATCAATTAAAAGTCAGCAAACAGAAAAGATATTAAATTTTATGCCTAATATTGTAGATAATACTTATAGTAACAGATATACTAAATCAATATTTTATACAACTTCTAACCCAGTTTTAGATATACCAGGACAAGGTTTCTTACTTGTAGGTAATACAGATTACCCATTTGGTTTTTATGATGTTACAGTGTACCAAAACAGTAGCAATGCTAATTTAAACCCCACTGGATTAACACCAATATTATACACAGGTTTATTAAATTTAATCCCTACTGATAGTAACCCTGCAGTAAAATATACAGAATATAATACTAATGACACTGATACAGATAGTGTTTATATAACAAATTAATTATGAATTTAAATCTAGTAGAATTATCACATTATAACATACCCCATATAGTTGAAAAGACTAATCAAGATTGGGTAAGTTTTGGTGAAGATAATTTATACCCTAATTACCTTTTAGAACTATTTTTAGGTAGCGCAATTAATGGCGCATTAATTAAGTCAATCGGTGCTATGATATATGGCGAGGGTTTAGCTGCTACTGATTCAGACGAAAACGAAGCTACTAAAGAATCATATTTAAAATTAAACGGATTATTACACGATTCGCCTGATGATGTCTTAAAAGACTTAGCAATGGACTTAAAATTGTTCGGTGGGTGTTATGTTAATGTAATATGGTCAAGAGATAGAAAGAGTATTAGTAAAATCATTCATATAGGCGCTCAATATATTCGTAGTGGTAAAATGGTAGAAGGCGAAATAGATACATATTACTATAGTTCAGACTGGTCTAAATTCAAAAAAGCTGAACACACACCTAGAGCCTATAAAGCCTTTAGCACAACAGACAGAACACAAGCATCACAGATATTAATGATTAGAGATAAAAACCCTGCATTATTTTATGGCTTTGCACCTGATTATGTGGCTGCTACTGACTATATACAGTTAGATTTAGAGATAGCACAATTCCATTTATCTAATATATCTAACGGTATGTTCCCTTCAATGGCTATTAATTTTAAAAATGGTGTACCAAGTGATGACGAAAGAAGAACAATAGAAAAACAGATTAATGATAAATTTACTTCGTCAAAAGCAGCAGGAAAAATATTATTAACTTTTAATGATGGTGGTGATACAACACCTGAGATAGTACCACTAGACACTAATAACGCTTCTGAAAGCTACCAATTTTTGTCTAAGGAAGTAGTAAATAAAGTGCTAAGTGGTCATAGGGTTACAAGTCCTTTATTATTTGGAATACGTGCAGAAGGTGGTGGTTTTGGTTCTAATGCTGATGAATTAAGAGATAGTTTTAGCTTGTTTAATAATACAGTTATAATACCATTCCAGAACATACTTTTAAAAGGTTTAGATAAGATATTTAAAGTTAATGACATACACCTTGATTTATACTTTAAAACGCTTAAACCTGCTAATTTTATAGACTTAGAAGTAACAGAAACACAATCAGAAGAAGACCAAGAAAAAGAAGGGGTTAGTTCAGAAGATATAAAAGATGATTTTGTAGAAATGTCTGATGACGATATGGGTGTTGTCTATGATGATTTAGAGGGCGAAATAATAGAAGATGATAAGTGGGAAGTAGTAGACGAAAGAGAACAAGGCGCAGAAGAATCTTATGAAAATTGGGCGAAACGATTAATAAGAGAAAATAAAAAAGAAGAATTTGCAGACGAAATAAAAAGCAATGAAGATAAATTTAGTTATTTAGATAAATCATTTTATAGAGTTCGTTTTAAATATGCAGTAGGTAGTAGAAAGCCAAGTAGTTCAACAAGAACATTCTGTAAAAATATGATGCGACTAGCTAAAGGGGGTTTTGTTTATAGGATTGAAGATATTGATAAAGCAAGTGATGCAGGAATTAATAGACAATTAGGACACAAAGGACGTAAATATGATTTATTCAAATTCAAAGGTGGAGTATATTGTAGACACGTATGGAAAGAGGTTTTATACAGACTTAAAAAAGGTACTGAATTAAAAGATGGTTTAAGTTTAGATGATGATTATAATAAAGTAAAAAAAATACCTAAGACTTATGTTAGAAAACCCAAAGGATTA